GTCAATGTTGAATTAGTATATTGAATGATACTTTGTTGATACAATATAGTACCAGTTGCAACACCTAGTTGACTGTTAATAATAATATTCTGTACTAGGGTATTTAAATAGCCTACTGCTGCTGCACAGGCAGTTTGTTCTGTTGCATTAAGCGACAGATTACCACCAATCCAGTATTCAGTACCAGCATAAACACTTTGCTGATTACCACCATACATTAAATCATAGCATAGGCTCCAAACTATATATTCAATGTCACGCTTGCTCTTAGATGTGCTAGAATTTAATCCAGGATAGTTAACTTTTATATAATCAATTAACTCAGCTTGGATGAATGGGATATTGTTTAGTAATAAATCTCTTGCACTAGTTGATCCACTCACTGTGGCCGCACTAGCAGGTAATTTTAAAGTTGGAATAGTACCAGTTAAAATAATCGATGGAATAACACCATAAGTACCATCTGCATTTTGACCAAGTAGGCCGTTGATAAATGTATCAAATCCAGAGATGTTTGCTTTTATTTTACCTGCAATGATCGACAATTCTCTTACAATGTTGGTATTGCTAAGAGTTACACCTGCATATTGCCACTGTAGGCCTGCTTGAATTGATTGGAAATTTGATTGCAATAGTAAATCATACTGTACTGCGGTCAACACTTGAGTGATATAGGTAGATAGTTTAGTTTTGTCATAAGACAGATCTACTACCTGTGTTGCGGCATAGCTAACGCCATCAGTTAACTGTGCTAGATTGTTACTGATAATACTAGCATATGAAGGATTTGTTAATAAGGTAGTAGCTCCGGTGATAGAATTAAAATTACCACCCTGCGCTAAGTCATATGCAACACCGGATATTAAATTATTAAAAATAGTGTTCCAAGTTGTGTCGGTAATAGATAAAGCATTTACATATTTTTTATTTAGATAAGCAATAGTTTCCTGTTGGATATATGATTTATTCTGACTTAACAAGAAATCTGCGTCGAGATAAGTTTGCACCGCACTATTACCACCACTTAACACTGCTGGATTATGTGTTAATGATTTAGTTTGTACCCCACCTCGAGTATATGAAATAGTCTGGCGGTATGGTCCTGGTTCTAATTGAGCAGCATTGATTAAGGTATCAGCTGCAAATGCAGCGGCGCCGATCGTTTTGTAAGCATACTGCGGAGCTCGACCTTCACGACCTGGAGGAGTATTAGTTTGATTGTCATCACCAGATGTATTAACATATAAGTTTACATTACTATAAGATGTATTATTATCTACATAGTATTTGGTAGCTGCCTGAAGATCTTCATTACTGTGTACAATTCCTGCACCAGCTAACGGACTAGGGTGATCATTTAAGTTCAACGCACCAGTCATAGTGTCACCACCACGATATACAACATCCTTACGCTGCATTACTTCAGTTGCCAGATAGTTACTGGTTAAATTTGCATTGTAATCTGAATCACCAGTCTGAGGGCTAGTTGGTTGAGCACGAGATTTTATTACCGCACTGACACTATAAGTTCCGGCTTTAGTCGTAGTAATGCTTGAACTTCCAGGAGCATACACTGTAGAAATATTGCTGGCAACACCAGCTACAAAGTTATTAACACCATAGTTAACAGTAACAGGCAAACTGTTTATACTGCCAATTACAGATGATGGATAATTTGTTTTAAAATTAGAAATTAATGTTGCTGACGGATCTGGGATATCGGCAATAGGCTGCCCATTTGCGTCCATCGGATATCTTAGAGTAGGAGTTTGATCCGTTTGTAATTTGTTAGCCGCAGTGCTAATATCAATTCCACCAGGAGTGTGAACAATATTAATACTACCACCAGAAGTAAGACCATTACTGGTTAGAGTTCTTGCACTTAACTTTGTGCCATCATTGCTGGCTGCAATTAACTGATTAGCAGTATAGGTAGTACCGTCACCTAGCCCGGAAAGTTTTAATGTTCCGCCCTGGCCGAATACTGCATATAGTTCTGTAAAGTTTTGATTGACTTTAATAAAACTATCACGGATACTATCGCCAGTACCGTCATTACCTTGTATACCGGTATTGATTACTTGTTGTGTCATTATTCTACTCCGAAGCTGCTACCGCAGCCGCATGTTGTTACTGCATTAGGATTTTTTATACTAAATTGACTACCTATTATATCTTCTTTATAATCTATTTCAGCACCTGTAAGGTACTGCATACTCATAGAATCTACTAATACTTTGTATTCGTCTAGGGGAATTTCAAAATCATCTTCGTTCATTACATCATCAAAGGTAAATCCATAGCTGAATCCGCTACAGCCGCCGCCTTGGACAAATGTACGTAATGCTAGTTTAGGATTGTTTTCTTCAAGGAGAAGGTCCTTGATTTTTGCTTTTGCTGACTCGGAAATTGTGATCATAATGGCCCTCGATATGATATTTATCAAACGATTTTGTAACCTTAATGTAAATACAGTTATGTATATTGGAAACGAACTTAGAACTAATCACTATGTGCGTGTGAGCAAAAAAGGCAAAACGCATACCTATAGCCGTAAAAAACACGTGCTAGTGTTCAAGTGTGATTGCTGTCAGGGTGTATTTCAACGCGATCAAGGTGATATGGATCCTAAACGATTAAACAACAATGTTTATCACGTATGCGCTGATTGTGACGTTAAAAAATTTGCACAGAGTAAGGGAGTCGAAGCCCGTAAAGTTTGGTCAATACCGGCTAGTAGTCTTAAGACAATCGACCAACTTTAGTTTCTTGTATCAGGTGGGCGGTGTATAATAGTAGGATTAAAATTGTAAGTATCAACGCCATTAGTAACGCCAATAAAATGTGTTGGATATTTTGCAATTAATTGTTTTGCATAGGCCTCTGCTTCGGGTCTAGTTTGGAATTGTTTAACAGGCTTCCAGTTTTGACTACTCATACCACTACCTATAACGTTACCGTTATCGTCATGCGAATCGGTATATTGATTAAGTTTAACAGTAAATGGACCTAAATCTTTTGGTTTGCGTTTACGAGGCTCCGCAATAGGTTTCCCATCTGTTAATACCATTAGCCAGCTGTCAATAGCGGGATCGTGGAATATTTCAGGTAAGTATCCCTGGCATTCTGCGATATCTTCTTCTGCAAATTTGTGTTTATTGGCAGCATCATCTGCATCATAATCTATTAACATGTTGTGCTTTACAGCCATGTCGTAGATATATTCTTCTACAGCATCTTGTCCCTGTTTAGCTAATGCTAATTTTTGAGCCGGTGTAAGTTTTCTGAAAAGGTTAATACCAAAGTTTATAGCCTGGCGGAAATTGAAATGCGGGTTATCTAGTTCTGCTACACTTCCGCCCATTTTGACCATATCTGGATCAGGTGCAGGCGCTGGAGCATCTATACGATTACCCAATGTATTATTCATAAATCCAACAAACTTAGGATCGTTTATCGGGGTGCCTGCTTCTTTAATTATTTCCCAAAATCTCATAATATTATTTATTGTTAGATAGACTCTAGCTTAATCGACCAACTCTAGAACCAATCAAGTTCCAGTTGATAATTTTCCACTGATTAGCTAGGTAACCTTTTTTATCTGCTTGATAGTCTAGAGCCCAAGCGTGTTCCCACCAGTCGATTAATAAAATAATATCCATTCTAATTTCGTGATTTTTGATAGTTTTAATTGACCCATCTCTAGCTAGATAAACCCAACCGGATCCTTGGATTTTCATGGCAGTTTTTTCAAATTGGTCTTTGAATTGATCAAAACTTTTGAAATGTTTGTTAATAAAGTTTTCTGCAATCGCTGTAGGATTGTTAGATCCGCTGGGTTTTTGATACTGCCTAAACAGTATATCATGTAAAAACGCACCTGCTTCGTTAAAGTCAGCATCGCCCTCGCCCTTGTTAAACCGATCAACATAACCCTTGTATAGTTTACCGTAGTGATAATCTAAGGTCTGTTTGCTAAGGCTACGCCCTAATGCTCCTCGATCGTAAGGCAGCGGTGTTTGTTCTAGAGTTTTAGGCGCTTTACCTTCATTGAGACTGACATAACGTATAAAATTGTACATAAGGATATTTACCTTTATAAATAGACTGTCGAGTTGTTAACAGGGCTGCCAAGGACCCCATCACTCAGCTTTTCCCTGTTTCGTTGGGTTTTAAAGTTCAAGTAGAAATACATGACTACGGGTAAATTGGCGCTCGACACTACAAAGGAAAAAATTATTATGTTACATCATATTAAGAAATTATTTGGTATTAAGCCAAAAGCAGAAGTAGTTGCTGAAGAAGTTCCATATAAAGTGGAAACACCAGTTGTTGAGGCACCTACTCCAGCTAAGAAAAAGCCAGCGGCTAAAAAGGCACCAGCTGCCAAAAAGCCACGTGCTCCACGTAAGCCTAAAGCACAGTAAGCGTTTTAGCGTGTTCGTATAAGGCAAAACTAGCTAGGTTTTTGCCCTTGCTCTCACACATGATGTCGTGTGAGTCTAAAAAACTCAGAGCCCATTCATTTGTTGCTGTATTCCAGTAAAAATCAGAATGAGCCCTGAGTTTTTGCTTTTTGTAACCTTCTACCAAAAGTGCCGCATGGTCGGGGGCATTGTGTGTATCATGTCCCACAAGTATATCTTCGCGGCTGACACTATAATGCATAGTAGGGCGAACACCACGCCAACTATCAACAACTCTTTTAACACGGTCGTCTCCAGGTAGGATGTATTCCCCTTCGCGTATCCAATGATGATGAATATCGAGCACAATAGGCACAATATCAGAAATGGTAAGACAATCATTTAACCCCCAGGCATTTTCTTCGTTTTCAATGGTGATGCAGTTACGAGCTTCAGGTGACAATCGGTTGTAGGCACGTCTAATACCTTCTGGCCCCTGACGGCCCGAGATGTGTACGTTAATCTTATAATCTTGGAATCGTTTTCCGTAACCCATCCAACGTGCCATATCTGCATGATATTCAAACTCCTCTATTGAACGATCAACAATACCAGGATTATCACTCGCCAGCACAGTAAACTGGCCAGGGTGAAAGCTGAGGCGTACAGACCGATCTCTAGCAATTTGACCAACTTGGGAGAAATGCGTTTCACAGTACGATCGTACATCAGTGCGATGCCAGAAATAACCCCAATCTCTGTGAGTGTAAACAGGCAACAGATCGCTACTAAGTCGAACCATGCGTAAGTGATCATCAAGTGTTCCTACCCTTTCTACTAGTTTGCGAGTTGCTTCAATATTTTGGACCATAATGTCCCAGAGCTTCTGTTCGGCAACCTCTCGAGTTTGTCGATTAAGCCATGCTACAGTAGTTGAACCTGTATTGTATTGCTTACAATCATCGGAAGATTTAATACCGTCAACCTGGTTAGGATGATCGATCCATTTACACGCAAATCCAATTTTCTTAGTCATGCATTATTATAACATGATCTGGCAGCAAAGTCAACCTTCGTAGATCGCCGAGTTGGCTCCATGTTCTTTAACTTCCACTGATACTAACTTACAACGTGGAGCAAAACCTGCATCCTGAATCCACTGCTCTGCACATTCGAAAACTAATTGAGCAAACTTTTCACAGCCGCCCGCTTCTACTTCGACTACTTCGGCGATACCGCGCTTATGTGCTTCACGGAACCATTCAATTTCTGGATCGTCCTGTGCTACAAGAAGTTTGTGATCAAATGTATCTTCTAGCATAGCTTTGAGGCCTTTTAGACCACCGAAGTCTACCACCCAATTACGCTCGTCTAGTTTGTCGGCTTCGAATTCGAAACGAAATGCTAGTGCATAACCGTGAATGAAACGGCAGTGACTACCAGCTCTCCATTGGCGAAATGCTGCCGAAAAGCCTAAGTCGTGACCGTATGTTTTTGTTGATTTAAATTTTGCCATTGTTGTCTCCTAAGATTAGCAATGGCGGCAGAGTTTATATTGCGGGATGACGCCTAGTCCGCATATAGTAATTATACACTTTTATAGTGTAAAGTCAACATTATTGATTAGCAATCATTCCAAACGGAATCCATACTCCTGGAGTACCTGCGACAGTGCAGATCCAACCTACAAATCCGCCTGCATTTGGGCTAGTATTCCAAGTAATATCACCGATATTATATGTGCCCATTGTAGGAGAATGATCGCTGTTCATGAATCGTTTGCCACCAATGCTGACATCACCGTTGACTGTAAACTGTAGTGTTGGATCTGGATTATTAACATTTACGCTTAAAGGTCCAAATACTTTAACTGGTTTTGTCTGTTTGGTTTTATCACCGATGTTAATTTGGCTAGCATCACCGTAGGCAATTTGATTACCGTTCGCAGATACTGTAATATTTGAATCAGTAGTAATTGCAGTTGTAGTAACTGATGTTGCAGTAATATCGTCGACTGTAGTGGAACCGCTAACTGTTAGATCGCTTTCTACACTAGTATTTCCTAATACAGTTAATGATACTAGGGAACCAACTGTGGTCAATTTTGAATTGGTTATTACATCTCCGAGACTGTTTGAGTTAAGAACCCATTGTCCATTAACATAATATCCTTGTCCTTCAGCAACGTCGAATCCTGCACTAGACCATAATCTATTAGGATCAGATCTTAGTACAAACTGTTCAGTATTTCCTTCGCTAGTCCACTGTAGACCTAAACCGTATACACTGCCATTTGGGTTACTAAATGATATTGGAGATGCGGTATCTGTTTGAATAGAGTCAGCAATTACAGTGCCAAGGACACGCAGAACAGCATTTGACGTGCCAGGAGTGCCTACGACTAATTCACCATTCGCACTAAATGTGGCAACAGTATTGCCGCCAGCAATAACAGAAAAATCATGTAGCGTATATGTTCCGATTCTGGCAGCTGCCATATCAGTGCCAAAATTAATACCAATTGAATGGTCGCTGTCGACTAACTTAACATTGGTACCAGTAAATGCCGCAAAGCCTGCTAGTACAGTTGTGCCTGCTACAGTTAATGATTCTAACTGACCAACAGATGTTAGATTACTGTGTACTACTGATTCACCTAGTGTGGTAGAATTTAATACAGGTAGTCCATCGACACTAAATGCACTAGCATTAACAGTGCCGTTGGTTGCTATTACTCCGCCTGCTTGATATACCAAATATGTGCTGGCGTTAGCATAGGTCCATTCAAAACCTTGATCAATTAGATCTGATTCTAATTCTTTAGTCCATTTTCCTACTTCTGGTAGTTGGAATCCTTCGGCTGCAACTATTTTATTGACGTTTAGGGTGTCTACATTTAATGTGCCAAAATTACCCTGTCCGCCCACAGTTAAACTACCATCAGTACTGATACTTCCACCTAGAACGCTAAGACTGCCTGTATGGACGACACTACCGAATGTATAACGAAGACTTAGATTGTTAATGGAAACTTTATCAGCGTTAGTTTGAATTAGGTCGCCAAAATTTGTAGACTCTGTTACTAAGTTGGCAGCATACAATGTTCCAGCTACATTAAGGTTACCAGTTACATTTACTTCGCCGCTGGCTTTAACAGCGATTCGTGGAATGCCGTCAGTTACAATTTCTAAATCGTGATTGCTGTAAGTACCGATATTAGCCAGATTAATATCAGGACTGCCAATACCAATTTCTACGTTATTGTCTAAAATAGTAAGGCTAGCAGTAGGTTCGTCAGTACCAATACCGATTCTATTGCTGTCTGCATCTACAAACAGGAATTCGCCTAGGCTAGTACTGCCAGAAACATTTAAAGATGCTAGTGTGCCAACAGATCGTAATTTACTATTAATTATAGAATCGCCTAGACTGTTGGCTGTGAGTACAGGAATATTGCCGATATTATAGCTGGCATTGCTGTCAACGTCAAAGTTAACATTGGTCCATAAACGACCACCGTTTCGATATATTAACTGAGCGTGGCCGCCATTCCAATTCCAAAAGAATCCCTTGCCGTTAAGCTCATCCTCTGTAGAATAAGTCCATACACCTGCGGCTGCAAGAGCGCCATTATCTGTGACTAAATTTTTTACATTAATCACTTCTGCGCTGATAGTTCCGTTTACTACTAGATTTGTGTCTATTAGTACGTTACTAGCAATATGCATTGACCCAGCATGGATTAACGATCCCTGTGTGTATTTTAGGGCTAGTTTGTCTATGATAACTGTATCGTCTACGATATTGAATGTTTGGGCCATAAGAAGTCTCTTTTGAGTATTTATCTTAGCAGTAACTAAGCTCAAATTACACTAAATATTGGATAACGAGGAATTTGTATGAGTGTAGCTATCCATGATGCTTTCAGATATATTACCACTAGCGGAACCGCAGTAGGTGAAAGTGACGCAACGATTGTATCCCCAGGCGTAAATGGAACGCTAAATCTGTCAGCTGGCTTTGGTATTACCCTGGTTGCAGACCCTGTAAACAAGAAAATTACCATAACAAACACAGGTAATGGTACCGGTGCATTAACCACGATTACTACCCAAAATGCTGCCGGTACATATTATCCTATTTTTACTAGAGCTGCATCTGCAGGAGACTTTAACGCCCTTACAGGTACCTATCAAATGAGTACCATGTATTATGAAACTACTACAGATCCTCTAACATATAATCCAGGTACTGGAACATTAAGTACAGTTAATCTTAACCTAGGCGGAACACTAACTATCAACGGTGTAACTAACACCGGTACTACTGGTACAGGTAATCTAGTATTCAGCACTAGTCCTACATTTACAACTAGTATTGATGGCGCCGCAACATTTACAGCCTTTAGTTCGCCAACATCATTAACAATTGGTGGTAGCGCAACTACTGTAACTGAATTTGCCAATGCTACATCACTTAGTACGGGTAGTACAACTACGGCTGCACAAATAGTTAATTGGTTTACATCTTCAACAGGTTCTAGCACATACAACGTTGCTACAGGCGCAACAGCCAATGGAAATACCAAAGCAGTTAATATAGGTACAGGTGGAGTCAGCGGATCTACTACTAACATTACGATTGGTTCTAGTGCAGGCTCTAACTCAACAACCATTTATGGATTAACTGCAGGCAGTTTACCTCTAGCTAGTTCTAGTGCGTTTGGTGCTGTTAAAGTTGACGGCACATCGATTACTGCAACTGCCGGTGTTATCTCTGTCCCAGGGTTTCAACCAAACGGCGTATTTAATATTACTTCTAATAATACAACAACAGTATTAACATCAGCTACTGCTGAAAATGTAACAATTATAGGTAGTAACACTCAAACTATCCAATTTCCAGATGCAACTACATTAAAGAATGGTTGGATTTTCCGTATCAACAATAATTCGTCTAGCTCGTCAAGTTTAACTGTAAACAATAATGGCAGTTCAACTATAGGCACTATACCACAAGGCGGTATTAGTCAAGCAATTTTATTGGATAACACAACAACTAATGGTAGTTGGGATTTCCATGGTTATACTCCTACTGGTGTTTTGTTCGGGTCGTCAACTCTTCAACTAGGTTCTGCGTCTTACACAATCGGGCCATTTAATACTACATTAACACTTGGCACAGCAACTGGTAACACTACATATAATTTTGGTACTGGTGCAACTGCATCAAGTAATACTAAAGCAATCAATATTGGCACAGGCGGCGTAAGTGGATCAACTACTAATATCATACTTGGTTCAAGTGCTGGCACAAACACAACAACCATCTATGGATTAACTGCGGGTAGTATTCCGGCATTCTATTTAGGTACTACTAGTATTACATTTAATCGTGCAAGTGGTAACCAATCACTAACAGGTATCAGTTCAGTAGTGTTTCCTGGAAGTGTTAGTGGAACATCAACACTACAGCCACAAGCTACTGCGGGTACAACTACATTTACATTACCAACGACTACCGGCACGTTGGTGGGCACGGGGGATAGTGCAACAGTTACTAATACAATGTTGGCTAATACTTCAGTAACCTTTGGATCAACTAGTGTAGCATTGGGAGCAACTTCAACAACCTTAGCTGGACTAACAAGCATAGATGGTACCACAGGATTAACTAGTGCTTTTGCTACACCAAACGGTACAGTGGCACTATTAGGAGCCGCAACTACTCTTAACTTAGCTAATACAGCAACAAGTTTGTCAATCGGTAATACTGCCACAGGCGCACAAACTGTTAATATGTTCACAGCATCAACTGCTGGCGGTACATATAACTTTGCCACTGGTATAACTACAACAGGAAATACCAAAACTATTAACATTGGTACTGGCGGTTTAGGTGGCTCAACCACTGCTATTACACTAGGTAGTACTGCCGGCACTAGCGGGGTTACAGTCAACGGTAATCTAACTGTAAATTCATTATTCACGGTTCAACAAACAGTTGAAAAGTTTACTAGCCCAAGTATTAGTGCTAATGCAGTTACTTTGGATTTTACTACTGGTGCAATATTTGCACTGTCTAGTAACTCCGCAAATATCACAGCAAACTTTACTAACATTCCAGGTACTGCTGGGCAGGTTATTACAACTACATTGATTATTACACAAGGTGCTACAGCTTATATTCCTAGTGCTATTACTATCAATGGTGGAGGAAGTGTAACACCTAAGTGGCAAAACGGAAGCGCACCAACAGGAGTACCGAATCACGTAGATATTGTTAGCTTTACATTCATTACTACAGCTACTAACACCTGGACTACAATAGGTGGTATGGTGGATTATAACTAATGCCTAGATTAACCGCTATTGCTGATCGAACACTCCACGGAGTCGGAGTTCAAAATATTCCTAGATTTACTACTCCTGCTACTATGAATGGCAGTGCCACGGCTGCTCTTATGCTTGCAGTGACAGTTAATAGTTCTGGATTATTTGTTGCTGTGGGATACGCCACCGCCAAAGCACTTTATGCTACATCATCTAACGGCAGTACATGGACTACTCCGGCACAGATGAATGGAACTGGGGTTGGGGTAATGACTGCTGTAACAGTTAACAGTTCTGGATTATTTGTTGCTGTGGGCACTAATACAAGTAGCTATCCATTGTATGCTACATCGGCTAACGGAAGCACGTGGACCACACCGGCACTGATGAATGGCAGTGTTGCAGTAGCTAATATATTTTCTGTTGCTGTTAATAGTGCTGGATTATTTGTTGCTGTGGGATATAATGGAAGTAACTATCCAGTGTACGCTACATCAGCCAACGGAAGCACGTGGACCACACCGGCACTGATGAATGGCAGTAATGCA